AATGTCATACATATCTCTGAGCATTTTACCTATTTCCCACATATCCGCCCCTATTCCAGTAATCCAAAAAACATCCTTCATGTAAATATAAAACTTTCTTGAACGTCTCATGTTATTTCCCCTCTGGTTTAGTTAAAAGGGGATTGCTCCCCTTTGGTTTATTTATATATAAAATTCTCTATCTGTTGTGCCGTAGGTTGATGAATATCTAACCGTGACCTTCATATTTTTATCTTCGGTAGGAGTCAAAGATAGAAATTTATAGATTGAGCTTAAATATATTCCCACTGATAAGATATTATCTTTTACTCTTTCTTTGAGTTCGTCTGAGCTTTGTATAGTAGCGTATGTTTTCATGTTATTTCCCCTTGTTTAAATGTTTTGAAATTAATCTAACCTAACTGTAAAAACGTCCCAATCACAAGCTTCACTTTCATCGGTGTCATCTTTTAGCAAGATAAACATCTTGTTTTAAATAAATTGTTATTCCTTCGTGGATTACGTGACCATGTTCGTTTGAATTACTCATTTTGTCTCTCCTCGTTTAGTTAGTTAAGATGTGACAATTGTATTCATGCAGAATACAATTGTCAAACATTAATTTAAATTAATTCTATGTTATATTATATTTTTGTTAATCATAGGGATATGTAAATGCACTTAACGCCAGGCATTAGACCGACTGCACTCACTGATGCCGTTGTTACACGGATTTTATATTTTGTTGAGCAAGATATCTTGCTTAATAACGCTGCACGTTGCGCACGCATACATAGCGATACACTCGAACGCTGGTTAAAAATTGGAGAAGACGATGTTATTAACGATCGTGATACTTTCCTCGCCCAATTTTACCTACAAGTCAAGGAAAAACAGGGAAATAAGATATCAATAATTCTCCAGAAGATAGAGGATTGTACAAAAAATTGGCAAGCATTAGCGTGGAAATTAGAGAAATGTTTTAGGGAGGATTTTGGTATCGATGCCAACGAATTTAAATATATGCTTGAAAGTTATAACAAACTGCGAGATGATTTTATGCTGATGAAAGAATCATCAAAAATACATGGAGTGATTACAGATGGTAAAGAATTGGATCAAGGACGCGATAAAGAAGCCAGGCGCATTACACAAAGAATTGGGGATCAAACAAGGGAAGAAGATACCGAAAAAGACACTAGCGAAAGCAGCGAAGAGCAAAGGAAAGTTAGGGAAGCGTGCGAGGCTAGCTGAGACCCTAGGTAAGATGCACAAAAAGAAATGATTTCTTTTACTGTTTAACAAAAAGGATTTACATATGACAGATGAAGTAACGCAGCAATTCTCACAAGATCAAGTACAAGCAATCAAAAACGCATTAATCACTAATCTCGTAAAACTCTATCGTGATTTTACAGATGCAATCACAAAATACCCATGCCATGAACAAATGAAAATCGAAGCGTTTAGAAACTTTGACACTGGCTTTTTGTGGTACAAAGAATCAATTGTTCAAATGCCAACACCCACAATGCAAGCAGCCGCACAAGGTGTGCCAGAGCCTATGCAAGAACAGGTAGACGCAGCATGATTCCAGATTCATACTTCACCCGCGTTTGTGCGTACTTTCGCAATGATGCAAAAAAAGCCTGGGCTTGGTTTGATACACGCAATCCAAGCTTAAGCATGATGTCGCCAATGGAATTGATACGGGATGGACGCAAAAAACGGGTGATGAAATTTATTGATGATGTGTTATCAGGTAAAAAAAAGGTGCCATTATGACTACGATTAAAAACAATATTGAAATTAACGAAGATATTATCGATCTTTGTAACATTGTTAAAGTTTTAAAATATGATATGGGAATGCATGAAAGAAAGATCAAAGATCTTGAGTTATTATTTGGTTCTATATCTGTTATTAGAATGCACGACGAAGGGATGAAAAATAAGTTAATGACACTGGAGAGTGAGATAGCAATATTAAAACAAACCAATATTGATTTATGCAAAGATTTAGTAAAAGCGAATGAGTACTTATACAAAGCCATAAATTCAACAACACAAGAAAACGAAATAGCCGAATTGCAAGAATTAAATAACGTAGGAAGAAAAGATATTAGGGCATTACATAAAGAACTAGATTTAGTTAAAGATAAGTTAAGGAAATGTTCTTGTTATGCTAGCAGTGAGCGATGCCAATGAGAGTATCAAATCAAGACAAGCTTAAATTCGAGCGCATTAAAGATATGCCCGTGATCAAGCGTCAGATAGTAAAACACTTGTTTGACTTCTTGAAGCGCAAACGTAATGACATGTGGTGGTTTTATAACGGTGATTTCACATATGAAGGTCGCGATTATCATCTTGAATGCCAATGCCGAATGGATAACGAAATGCTTACTTTTAGATTTATGCATATAGAGTATAAGCAAGTTGTGATCGATGTAGATGAGATGAATAAAAATGGATTATTGAATTAATTGCCTATTTTAAAAGGATGAGAAATATGCTTAACGATCTGGCTGAATTGAAAAAGTTATTAAAAAACAAATCACAAATACAATTGCCACTTTCTGAATCAAAAGATTTGACATTGAAACCCCTTGCTTTGCACAAATGGATGAAACGTACATTGCAAAGGGATTTAATATACGTTCGTGCGTGCGTAGATACTGGCAAAAAAGACAGAATCAAATTTCATTTTGGCAAGGATATTGCTGATTTATTGGAATTTAAATGCGGTAAGAAAGTAGCAATTTTAGCTGATGAAAAGTTAGAAGTATTTGAAATCTTTTTGCATGAGAATGATATAAATTTTAAACTTTTTTCTTTGTGCGAATCAAAGAATCATGCCAATACTGTTTTCACTACAATAACGTGTAATAATTATAATCGAAATATGACAATTAATGATACGCGTGCAGTTCAATTTGAAATTATGTCTGATCATTGCATTCGTATTTATGCAATAAGAGAGGTGACGAGATGAGAAATTTTATAGAGTTTAACGGTAACTTCATACGTAAAAAGGATATCGTTGCAATTAAAGTTCAGGATAAGATCATTTATTTTAATATTGGAATATGCACAAACCCAATAAGTTTTAATCAATCTTTTGATAATAAATTTGATTTTAATGTAGAACTAGACAGACTTAAACGGGAAATGATATGACAGATGATACTTCAGAAGATATGACCGAGCATGAATGCATTGAAATCATGTGGCAAAAGATTGAAATACTTGAATATGAATTAACTGAGGTGAAAGTCACTCTTACTAAGATGATAGACGCGTTATTTATAATAAATTATAAAATAAAAAAGGATGAGGGTAATGAATAATATTCTAATCATAGACACAGAGACCACAGGCTTAGAGCCAACTAAGGGCGCGTTAATATTGGAAATGGGAGCATTACTTTTTAATGTAGAAGATAAAGTTGTATTGCAAACCATGTCTACTTTTTTACCCTGCATCGATAATCCCGTTCAATATATTAATAATATTGACCCCATTTGGACACAGCGCGGTCAACCCTATAGCGATTTATTGGATATGATAAATAGATCAGCTTTTAATGCAGATCTTATCATTGCTCATAACGCACAATTTGATATTAAATTTATTAAAACAATATATACAAATTTTGCCAATATTTTAACTAAACCATGGATGTGTACTCAACATGATTTTGAATGGCCGGTGCCTCTGGTGCGAAGACGATTAAAAGATGTTTGTGAGGCCATGGGTGTACCCTACGTGGACGCTCACCGCGCACTAGCTGATTGTCGTTTTATTGCTGATTGTTTTGCAAAGATACCGGATTTAGATCGAAGGCTCGAACAAGCTAGAAGGCGCTATGCTTGATCGCCATCTTTATCTTTTACGATATCGCCACAGGCGTACAAGCGAAGCTAGCATTTAGTAAAGAGTTTAGGCACTCCAACATCATTACCTATGATGGCAGCGATTGGATTATGTTAGATTTCGACAGAACGGGCTTATTAACGCGTAAGATTGAGTGTCGGGATGGTGCTCAATTAATACGCAACTTACCCGTGATTAAAGATGTGAGCGCAATCATTAGTGTAGATGTGCAGGATCGAGTCAAAACGTGCTGGAAGCCGTTCTGGGTGCGGTCTTGCAATGAGATATGCCGATACGCAAGCGGGGTTGATATAGGCTTTACGTTCAATCCTGTGCATTTGTATAGCAAGCTGTTAAAATATAACGGTAGACGGAACTACACGTTGTTAAGCGCATGGAGGCGCACAGAACATGGGACTGTTCGGCGAGAGCAGCAATTCGAATGATGATCCAGAATATAAACTTGATCAGCAATTCAAGGCCAATCAAGCGGAGCTTGAGGCGAAGAAAGCCAGTCTATATAAGACACGGCTTGATATTATAAAGGGTGGTGGTGGTCAGCGCTGGGAGCCTGACAAGACTAGCCCTGTGGGTAAAAAGTCGATGGGAAATGCATTCCCGTTTGGCGGTTCAAATGGATTTTTGAACAAAGAGTAACGAATCATGGAAGATTTGAAAAAGCTATATCGTCGTTTTTGGGAGGCAAGGCAATACAAAGATAGATGGTTAGCTTTGTACAAGGATTTGTATTTTTATGTAATACCCGACAGGGACGCTTTTAATGTTAAATTCAACTACAGAGATGACGGCAAGCCCGTCACACAACAAATCTGGGACAATACCGCAATGCTCGCCGCTTATCAGCGGGCGAATGATCTGCACGGGCTGTTATTGCCGAAGGATCGCGTGTGGGGCAAGCTCGTTCTTGATCCGCATCTATATGCCCAAGAATTAATCGACAACGCACAAGAGGTCATGGACGAAATAAATGAACGAATTTTCTTTTATCTTAATGAATCTAATCTGTCTCGGGTTGTGTCTTCCTCTAATCTTGACCTGGTTGGCGGAACGGCGGCGATCTGGGTTGAATCGCAATCTGATGATTGTCCTCTTTATTATCGTTCTATCCCTAGCGTTGCCCTTTATATTGAATATTCTACTGATGATGTGATTAATACGTGTTGGTTTGCGCAGAAGATGACGGCGCGCGCAATCATAGAAAGCTATCCCGATTATCAAGGCAAACTACGCGAGACATTGTTAAATGAACCTGATGAAATATTCACGGTTAACTTTGGTCAGATCAAATATAGCGATGATTCATTCTATATATACGCGGTCATGGATGATGATCCGGATAAATTATTGTTTCAACGTAAGAGCATCTATCAGCAAATCATCGTTTATCGGGATAGGGTACGCCCAGGGGAGGCAGAAGGGCGCGGTGTTGGCACTGATATGTTGCCCACTATTAAAGATCTGAATCACGTGGTTATGTATTGTCGGCAGAATATGGCCTTTAAAGCAAATCCACCGATGTTTTACGATGCAGGTTCGTATTTCAATCCTTATTCTGTTCGACAATGGGCGGGCGCGATGATTGCACGCAATCCAGGGGGACGCAATCCGCTCGAAGCTTTAGAGATGCCTAATTATCCAGAAGTCATTCAGCACATATTGCACTTGCAAGAAGCGATTCAACGTGGCTTTCAAGTCGATCCGCTTGGTGAGATTCAAGCACCCGTGCGAAGCGCCACAGAAGTCAGTGTGAGGGAGAATAGAGCGCAGCGAACAAGTGCGACTGATATTAGTCGTTTGATTAACGAATTGCCCAAGCAGATATTTGATGTTGCTGCAAAAATATTAAATGAACGCGGCTTACTGACTTCAAAGCGACAATCAATTCCAGGATTTAGTACGAGACGATTAAAATTTGATTATGTCTCACCCTTGTATGACTTACAGAATCAAGCAGACCTGAATCATTTGATTACGAATATGCAAGTGAAGCAACAATTTTTCGGTCAAGGTGCGGCAATGGCAAGTGCTGATTTGTTTGAGATGAATAAATTCTTAACGCAGAAATTAAATCTACCTCGCAAACTATTTGCAACCGATGATCAGATACGAGAGTTCTTGGCAGGCATGGCAAAAATGCAACAGCAACAACAATTACCGCCCCCTTCACCCAAGACGGCAGCGGGCGCAGTTAAATTTCCGGAGGCGAGCAACGTTACAATATGATAGATCAATTATTGTCGGCAAATAAAATTACGCGCTTTCATTATTTGGTGTTTGCAGTTTTTGAATGTAACGAACATGGTAAAGAATTTTTAAATAAAATGTTACACGACACGTACATGGAAGAACCCAGTACGCTTGATAGTGGTAGTGTGACACTTGCGATGA